AGTAGGTGTACGTGCCGTTCGAGTACCGCAAAAAGTTCCCGTGACCATTCAGAAAGTACACGCTCTGATCGACATCATCGAACGAGTTGTTGAGCTGTTGATGCATGTAGATGTACTCACCCGTGAGTCGTTGAACCGTTTGACCGCCGATCAACAGGTCTGCGTGCTCGATCAGGTGGGAAATGACACTCGGCGTCCAGTACACATCGTTTTTTCCAGGGGAATCCGGTGTCGGATCGCTCAGGACGATCTTCAGAGCGACGTTTCGTATCAAGTCACCCTTGGTCACCGGCACCCGGCAAGACACTTCGCCATCGAAGTCGACTCTGCCGTCGAAAGGTGTCTCGACGGTCTCTATCGCGAACTTCGTGTGACGCTTGAACCTTTGTAGAAAGTGACTGTACGTGGCGTCGCCTGTGATCCACGCGTCCACGCCCGCGGTGGCCGCGAGTCGCAACCTGCCGGCAGGCATCGTGAGTCTACTTTGAGTGGGGAAAATTTCTGAAATTAAAAAGCACACTGATCGCAGGAAGCATGAGCACAGCAGACGGAGTGAACCTCCAACTCAAGAAATTCCAACCACAGAACATGGCCGATGATGCGACAGCCATTTTCGTCGCTCGACGTCGATCTGGTAAATCAGTGGCGGTTCGTGACATCATGTATTATAAAAAACACATTCCATGTGGCATCGTGTGTAACGGGACGGAGGAAGGAAACTCATTTTACGGGAGCTTCGTTCCTGATCTGTTCGTATACGGCGACTACGACAAAGACGCCGTCGATCGCGTCATCCAGCGCCAGCGGAAGATCGTCAACGGGGCGAACAAACATAAGCCCGGCAATAATGCGTTCATCATCCTGGACGATTGTATGTACGACACGAAATTCGTCCGAGACACGCAACTACGAACGATCTTTCTCAACGGTAGGCACTATAAACTGTTCTTTTTGATGACCCTACAGTACGCGATCGATCTTCCGCCCGCGCTACGGGCTAACTCAGATTACATTTTTGTTTTCAAGGAACCAGTTCTTGCGAACAGAGAAAAATTATACAAGAATTTTTTCGGGATCTTCCCAACTTTTGATATGTTTAACAAAGTACTCGAGGCATGCACGGAAGATTACGGCTGTTTAGTCTTAGATAACACCGTTCGATCCAACAAAATCAGCGACTGTGTATTCTGGTGGAAAGCATCCCTGCGGAAGAATTTCAGAGTGGGCTCACCGGCGCTCTGGCAAATGCACAAGAAGATGTATAATCCGAGACATTTCGAGACGGATAACAACAAGTTGAAAGACGCGAAGAAGGGCACGAGCCTCAAAATCACCAAGCGTAGGTAAGTGCGCGTCGAAACCGATTTTAGAAAACATGGACCCTTAGGTAGAGAAGATGTCCCAGCAGATCCAGACCATGAACCTCGTTGACGGTGGTGAGGGTTACGTCCCATTGGCGCCGAGCGCACCGCCCGACGTTCAACCACCGCCCATGGCCGTCGCGTCGTCTTCCCTTCCCCAGAGCCAGGGGGCGGAGGCGCCGACAACAGCGTTTCATTCGTCTGAAAAAAATGTCGCACAACAACAGCAACAACAGCCCATGGACTCGACGCCGCTCGACGCCGTCATGATGGAACACGGTCCGCCCGCGGGAGGTGCCGTTATGTTGGATCCGCCCGTGATCCAAAACCAGTCGCCGATGCAATCGCTTCAAATGCAGGCACCGGCACAAAACCCCACCGGCCCAGTGCCTCAAGACATGCAAACGCACGTCCAGTCCAAGAACCCAGGTGGATTGACCGACGACCAGATGACGGCGCTCTTCGTCGCCGCTTGTACCGCCGCCGCGATCTCCGCTCCCGTGCAGCAAAAGCTTTCGACTTCCGTTCCCAAATTCCTAAACGAGATGGGTCAACGGTCAGGAGTTGGACTCGCCGCCACCGGTGCCGTCGCCGCCGCCCTTTTCTATTTCGGCAGGTCCTACGTTATCAAGCAATGAGCACCGTAATCTCTTCAGGAATCCGAGCAGACCGTCGGACACGAGTGAGAACGTCACGTGCTTTCTGACTTCATAGAACACCTTACCGGCGCGAAGCACGAGTTTGATAGGTACGTTCATCTACAGTAAAACTACAATTTTATTATTATTCAACAACGCTTTGACTACTCCTCACAGCCTTGTTGTATAGGGCAAGAAGCCTATCCTTCTCGTACACATACGCCGTGTGCTTTTGTGTGGACTGGCGGACACTCAACTTAAGCCTAGATACCAGTCGAGCGCCCTCCAGATCCCCTTCTTTTAATGTACGGAACGTGACGAACACTTTCCACGGTGACGCATTCAAGCGCCGGTATATCGCTTCTCGATCGTGGTCCGTGAAAACCTTGTCGAAGGAATACACGACATCGTACTCAATCGCCCCTTCCTCGTCCGCTGCGTCCTCGCACGAGAAACTCACGTCCTGGCCTAAACTGTCGGCGACCTTTTTTGCGATTTGTATCCGGTTTTCGTTCACGTCCACGCCCGCGACTTTGCTCTTTGGATCAAATATCTTCCAATGCAGACAACAATTTCCTCGACCACAGCCTATGTCGATGAAGCTCGCCCCTGTTTTAATCAGGGGTGCCACCTCATTGATGACTTTCTCAAACGAGCCCTTGGTCAGTTCTTGTAGAGTTTCACTCGACGGTGGTGGTGTTCCGGGCGCACGTGTCGGTGAAGTCGACGTCGACGACCGCTTTTCATCGCTCGGTATGTCACTGCTCGTCAAATAGCCCGTCAGACCGCCTGGGTCGATTCCGTCTATTGCATTATACATCTGATTCACAGTCTCTTTTACGTCATCGATCCTGTCTTGCAAAATACTGACCTGCAAAGGGTCTTTATCATAATATAAGCCATTGGCTCGAAAATGGGCATCTATCTCAGAGAATAACCTGACTATTTCATTCGGTTGCGGGTATTGTTCGGCCAACGGTAACCAATGTTTCTTCAAGAAATCGATCCAGGATGCGGTGACCCTTGCCGACCCCGGTATCAACTCTCCCTCTTCTTCCTCAGACGACTCCGAGTCGTCGGTGGCGTCTTCCTCAGACGTCTGTGAGTCGTCTTCCGTCCCACCAAAATCTCTCTCGGACATGTATCCGTCACCCGGTTCGTCGTCCTCTTCATCGTCGACCGTGTTCGGCTTCTTTCCTCTACTCTTTTGTAGCAGGTTCCCGTAGTTGCCCACCATGTACCAGCTGTCTTTATCGGCTTCGAGCCTCGGTTGGATGTGATCACACCATTCATCTTGGCTCGCGTTGCACTTACAACCAATCGATTTCGTCGGTTGGTTGTATCTATTTTTTCGATGCATCTTGAATCCCAGTCTCGTGTGGATCTTACACCCATTTTCGAACGCACCACCCTCTCTTCGCAGGGGAATCCCGGCATCGAGGCTAGCCTTGACGCACTTCTCGAGCTCCATGCTCGCTTCTTTAGGCCAGGGTGCCTTACCTTTGGTTCCCTGGACGACGATAGACGACTCTTTCCGCGCCCTCTTTCTCGAGCTGGGTGGTGGCACCGGTGCTTCACCGCGTGGTTGAGGTGACCTCTTCGATCTGACCTCGAGCATCTCGTACCAGCCTTCGCGCTTTGGGTGCTTTTGCACACGATCTTTGTCTTTACTATATTTATCACCACACGCGTTGCACAACTGCGCCGAACCGTCTGGACCTGGTCTCCATGTCGGAGTCTTGTTTCGATTCTCCGTTGTACAATTCCAGACCGCACACACCACCCCAGCCTGTGGCTTGTCAGCACTCGGTAATTCGGAATCTTCGCCCTCGTCGTTCTCAATCGTCTGCTGCTGCGCCCCCTGTTGCAGCGTGGGAGGGGGCAGCTTCGTGAGTGGGGTATTATTGAGTGGATGGCGTTGTGGTCCGGTCGTACATGAATCCTGAATTCGACTACCCAACGGTGTTGTGAAACCCACAGAAACCCGTCGGGACGCCTTAGAAACCATCGGTGTATCCGTATCCATCTCGTTTGCCACCGCACCAGTTTCCACCGTGGCGGGGGGCTCCGCGGCGCCCACAGACTTAGACATCGGTGTCGTCATCGCATCGTCGGGTTGTTCAACCGTGACGGTTTCGCCAAGAGTTTCTGTCGCGGCGATTGATTCATTCACTGTATGACCATCAGAGAAGAAACCATCGCCGTAATGCCAAGTCAATTCCTCACCCGCCTTAATATCTGCCTTTGCAAAAATTCCGATGCACTCCTCACCGTCCACGTCCCATTTTTCACCCATGCAATTTGGTGTATCGGAGTGATTCATATACCGCGCGTCATTACCCTTCTTCGTTGGGTCTATGTACACCCCAGCCCTCAGCTGTTTGAAATAAGAGTGCTCGAGTCCCTCTTTCTTATATTCAGCCTTGCGTTGTTCAAGCTCTTCTTCTGTGAGCTCGATGACCTCCCCGATGTATTCGATGACGAAACTATCCTTCTTGATGGCGGCGTCCGCGAAGAGGCCGAGTCCTCTATCGTCTTCACAATCGAGTACCTTCGTCTTCGGGTGTTTACTCGCGTCTCTGAACACCCTGTTGCCACACATGCCGATCTGTGCGTTGGGGCAACGGAGACTGCACTGTCGGAACAACCCCCTGAATACACACTTGTCGTAGCACCCACCCGCGTCAGCGTTGAGATCGCAACCGCAGACGTC